TGGGTGAAACTGGTATTGACGCAACTATACTCCCACCTGTAACCTCTACGTTTGTATTACAAAACTCACTAATTGACGATGTTTTATCAATATAGTTAAATACATTCCCAGTAGCTAGAGTTGCACCTCGTATAACCTCTAATCTTGAGCCTTTTGTTGACTCTGCAAACGCTGAAGCGACCAACGCATCAATATTTGTTCTATTTCTTTTTCCATCAACTACCTGTCTATTGCGAACAGTTAACATATTAGTTAATACCGTAGCGCTCAGTGCTGCGTTTGTGGAAATTATAGAGCGTGATTCATTGGTTATTACTTTTATTCCTTGGATAAATCCAGCCATTGACGCACCTGAAACCTCTACTTGTGTTGTATTGGTTACGTTCTGAGATACCCAACCAACACGGAAAGAAGGGTTAGAAACTGAAGGTGTGTTATGTAACCCTGCGTAAGCTATTGTATGAACCAGTACCCATTGAGCATCAACTGAATTTTCCATAAAAAATTGAATACCTCCAGCGCCCAAGTATTCCATTTGAATTTTATAAACGTTTAATTTTTGCGGGTTAAGCGTCCCGACTAAATCACCATTCCAATCTGCTTGCGCTATGAATTCAGGCGTAACTAATGCCCCTACTGCTTCTTGCGACCATGCCGCCACAGCAGTTCCACTACTAAAAGCAAAAGAACCTGTAGGGGCTGCAAATCTAGATGATGCGACCACTTGATCGTTATTAGCTGTAAACAGATAATCACTAACCTGTGATGTTAATGATGTTGCAATGTCGGTTGCTGTTTGCTGTATTGATACATTAGTCAGTGGTACAGTGTAACCAGTACCGTTAACGGTTATAGTTGCATTTTCTGAGCCTGTTGCCGCTCCTGTTATTGTTAATTCTTGAATTTCTACAACTCCATCATGATTGTAAATAATCCCATACACACCAGCAAAGTTATATCCAAAGGCGAAAGCGTCAGTTTCAGTAATTAATCCGGCAGCTTGAGCGTTGCCTGTTACTGGGATGCTGAACTGTGCGGTAAAGTTAGCCTCAAGCCCTTGCCCTGCTCTGTAAGATAAATAGTCTTTAGATAGCAATGAAGATAGTGAAAACGCATTAGCTCCGCACTTAGCTTTAAATAATCCATCTTCTAAGGTTGTTGTACCTCCCAGTGTTGAAAATTGGAATAGTTTCGATGTGATGCCGTAAGTTGCTGTATTTTGAATTACAGGCGTTCTTGATTCTACTTCTAAAGCACCAAAGGCAGTTGTTTGTAGTGTTTGCATTACATTGTTTGACATTAAATCTCACTCCAATCAGTACCATCAAAAACCAAGTGCATACTGTAATTTAAAATATTTATAGTTTTATTTGTAAGTCCATCAATTGAGCCAATAACATTAATTGAACCACCACGCCTTTTTATATGTACTTCATCATTTTCTACAGCTTGTGGGTCTAACGTTACGTTAATGCTCGATGTATTTTTACAAATTATTATCTGAAATTCCTCTGTTGTTACACTTACCGTTGTATTTATTATTTCAAACTCTTTTAATTCTATTGAGTTTATACGTGCAGCGTTCCTGCTTACTCTTGATGATGTACTGGTTAACCCCTGTTCGGTATCTTCAACAATAACTGATGTGTCGTTGGTTTGCCCTGTTACCAATTCAACCCACTTAATATAGCGGTATGTTGGCTCACCTCTATCATCAAAGAAATCAGCCCTACGCCTTGGTATGATTATATTTTCAGCCATTAGTTGTTGCCTAGCTCTGGAGATGCTGCAATCCTGATTAAATTAGCGTTAACTGGGTCGGTAACAGTAAACCGTATAGTTCTAGAGTCTGGAAATCTGCCCTGTCTATTCCATACTGTTTCGTGACCATACTCGCCAATTTTACCAATGGGACGTTTGAATTCTGTGCTAAATGTTTGCCCTTGGTCATCTGAGAAATCCATAATAACAACAGGATCTGAGCCTTGCCCTGTAGTCAAACCAATACCAGCCTGAAAGGTAGCTTCTAATTCACCGGCAAATACAGTAGTCCCGTTTGATGAATATGGCTTGGTCGCTGCCTGCCTTAATACTGCGTTACCGTATTCAGTAAAAACAGAATCATCAATAATCCCTATACGACCATCTTGTGAATCACCCACTAAAAGCTTGCCGTATGCCTTGGTAATAGCGTTAGCGCGCCAAGAATTATCTGTCATGCCTGTTTGTAGTTCAAACCAAACACTCTGCCCGCTTAATCCTGAAGCTGTGCCGTTATATACAAATGTTCGACTTGGTATACGGATAGATTCAAATGTGAATACTGCATAAAACTGACCTTGCTTTGAAAATGTCATTGCAAATGATTCTGCAATTTCTTCTTTTGTGAATTTTTGAATGGCGTTATCTATTGCGTTTGTTGATATTTTTGTTGCGCTACTGCTTGAGGTTTGTCTCCATATGGCGGTTAACTCGCTTTTGCCACCACCCAAAAACAGGTAAGTGCTATCAAACTCGACTGCTCCATATTTAGAATGTGCGCCTTTTTGCGTGAATGCGCCTGGTATAATTTGAAGCGGAAAACCTACGCCACCAACAAATCTAAAAACCTCAGTAGTTTCTGAGCCGATAATTGATAACTCATCGTGATCAACTACCTGTGTAACGATTCTATCTGGATCACCTTCAGCACTGCCGAAATCTAAAGCATCAAATACCAAAGGTTGATTGAGGTTAGAAATAAATAACTGCTTGCCATCGCTGGCGGTAAATACAAATACTCCACGGTAAAACCTTACTGTATCTGCTGTTTGATAATCAGGATCAACTATCTGCTCAAATGTACTTGTTGATGTGTCGAATGTGTAGCCGTTACCGCCTGGCACAACAATAACTAAAAATGTTCCGTTGTCTGCCATATCAACCCGAACACTACCGGCTATCGTACCTAAATTAACCACAACACCAGTCGATGAAATAGAAACTAAGCTCGTTCCGTTTACAGAGTAATCAACACCATTAACAACCCACTTGCCGCGGCAAGCGCCCAGACCTGTATCTGTTAATTGAGTTAGTCCGTATGGCTGCTTTAATGATGTGGGATTTAATGCTGGACCTTCTGAAACTGTAGGGATCCAATTAATACATCGTTGAGCAGATAAAGCCAATGATTCATCTTGATAAAAGCCCAATGGAATTTCTATAGGGACTCTCATTAAAAGTTATCCGTTTTGTTTGCGTTAAAAAACCGTTGGTAGTCGCTTGTACTCGGGCATTGATTACCTGAGCCAATAGGAAGGGTGTCAGGGTATGCAATATCACCTATGTGAGAATTGGCAGCCTCTAGCATTCCCATAGTTTCACGCGCATTCTCTGCTAAAGCGTTAGTGATTGGTTTAGAATATGAAGGAGCTAACTTTATTGCAAGTTTTGCTTTTACTGCCGCTATTGCCGCTGGTTCAAGCTCTAATACGTCATCACCGTTAAATACTGGATTGTAGCCAACAATAATACCTAACTCGTTCCATTGTGCTAGCATGTCATTTAATCGACGTATACCAGACTGAAGCTCATCACCAGTCAAAGCAATTTCAGCTTTTTTAACTGTGATGTCCTCCATTGCATCCTCAACAACTTCTCTTATTGTAGTCATTATGCACCTACCAATTCTTTGACTTCTTCACGTAGCTTTTTGACGCTTCTTCGTCTATCTAAGTCAACGCTAAAATGCTTTAAAGCATAATCTTCTAACTCTTTCTTTTTCATAACGTCAATATTTAACGCACCGTTAGCGGCATCCTTTACACCTTGGATTGCTTCACCTAACACTTGAACTTGTGATGGGTCGTTACCATCCATACCAAAGTCAGCAATTAATATAAAGTCTGCTGGCGTATCTGACCAACCTAGAATCTTTTGATCTTCAAAATCATCAGAATTAATTATCTTTGGTGACTTGGTTTTGTGATAAATCCACTGTTTGAATGATTTCGCCATTATTTAGCCCTTTTGATTATTAGTTGAGTATATCATTAATTGAGCAGAAATAAAAAAGGCTACCGTTAAGTAGCCTTTTTAAGTCGTTAATTCAGATTAAGAAGTTGTACGAACTGCAAAGTCTGGATTCTGAGCTTTAACACCGTACAAAATATCAAAACGATAGGTTGTAGTATCTGTGCCAATTGCATACTGGGCTACAGTACGAATTGATACGTTATCAAAGCTTTCACGGCTTGCGCTTGCACCTTCACTTGGTAAATCCAAAGGAGCCATTGCTAGTGTAATAGCGTTAGGGTGAAAAGCGATATTCTGCTTATGTTCCGCGCCATTTGCACCAGTTTTAACAGTAATAACCGCGCCATCTGCTGGTGCTGCTGTAACTGTTTGGTATGGTCCACTTGTGATCATAGGTGGTGAAATGGTCAACGTTGCCGGTCCAGTTGATGCGCCCGAGGTAGCATCTTCTGTTACAACAAACGTTTGTAAATCACCAGTAGTAACGCGAGTTTTACGGTTAACAGAATTAACGCCTGCAATTGTAATAACATCACCAGCCAATAAAATATCGGTAGTTGAGTTAGTCCAGCCGTCAGTAGCTAAAGTTTGTGACCATGCCGCGCCACTTGCCGCGTAGGTTGTGTTTTGTGATGCGCCATTAATTAACGGTGTGCCACCATGATCACCAACAGTATGCAGTTTTAACGATTGGTTTTCATACATCATAAACTTACTGTAACGACCAATAGCCGCTTCTTCAATTGCCTTACGTGCAATCTCTGTAGGAAATACAGATTTCAGACCGTCAGCCAATGCCAGAGAAGCATCTTCATCGTAGAAAGCACACCAACGAGTATCCATTGGGGTACCAAGTTTAGTTAATACTTTAGCTGCTGCGCCAACTTCTAAGAAAGTTGATGGGGCAGTACCAGGAGTACCGACAAAGTTACCGATAGATTTGTATGAATCAGCAATAGATGATTCGACTTGTTGTGCTAACTCTGCCATTGCTGGTTGAATATAGCGACTGTTAAAATCTTCAATCTTTAACGTTAAGTCTTGAGACGTAATAGCAAAATGCACCTTTTTACGCTGATCAAGTGTTACTGTAGCTGCAACTTCTTCGATGTCTGTAGCCGTTCCCAGTGTTGCGCCATCCGAAGATACGAACATAACAGGACGACGAACATCAACCGATGCGCCTACTTTGCGGAATTGGCTATCTAGTTGTCTATCAACTTTAGCCGCCATTTGCAGTGAGTTTAAAAACTCTTTAACTGCGAAGCGTGTAATTACGCTAGTTGTAATTAATGCGTTACTCATAATTTATCCTTTAAGACCTTACCCAAACTTTGCCATCCATGCGTCAATAGACATTTCATCGCCTACCTCTGCATTTAAAGCACTCCCAGAATTAAGAGTTTCTATTGGGTCGGGTGCTGCACTTGTTTTAATTTCGGGTTTAACAGACATACTCGCAGAAATCTTACCGAGTTCCATCATTGCCGCCATTGGTGACATGCTTGCTAATGAATCAGCTAAGTCTAAATGTGTACCGAGATGATAAACCATCTCCGCGCCATTCTCTAAACCCATGATTGCATCGGCAACACCTGCCGGTAACTCTGGCACTGCATTAGCTTTATCTTCAAAATCATCTTTACCTAAAGCGGTTGCTCGTTCGTTAAATGTATCTAACGATTGTTGCATCTTTGCTTTTTGATTAAGTTGCTCTTGCTTCGTCTTTTGGCTTGCTAGTTCTGCCGCCACTTGTTCTTGCACTTCATATGCTACAGTTGCTTTGTTAAATTCATCTGTATCAAAATCGTGTTGTTCAAGTGTTGGCTCTGTCAGAGTAGGCTTTTTAGACTCTATCTCGTCAAGTTTGGCTTGTAAGTCATCAGCGCGTTTAGCTTCTGCTTCTCGTTTTCGTCTTTCTTCGTGCTTATCTGCTGTTAATTTATTCATCCGCTCTTGAACCTTGTTTTTCTTTTCTGGTTCAATTGCTTCTTCTACGGGGGCTGATTCCGTGATTGTAGTTTCTGTTGGTGCTTCTGTCGGGGCTTGATCATTACCCTGTACAAACGCATCTAAAGGATCTACTAGTGCAGCTTGGTTTTCATCTGACATTTATTTACGCATCCTATAAGGAA